ATTACGTCTGGAAAATATTTATCCCAGTTCTTTTTATATTCCTCGTCTTCATCCAGCGCACTATCAATGCAAAGCTTCATCTGAACGATGTAATACCCGATCGAGTGTTGCTTGATCTGATTATCTTTGTAAAGAAGGAAGGTTTTTTTATCGTAATCCTTCGGCACAATTGAGCGCATCATTAATGCCTGAGCCTTTTTAATATCGCTTTCTATGCCGAAATATAACAGATCAAACATTTTTGCATAAAGCTCTGGATCTTTCCCGACAATATCATCGGTGCTGTAATCGTGGTTTTTTAAATGGTAAACAATTGATTTATCCTGAATGCACTTTTTCCAGCAATCTTTTACACATACATCAATATAGCTATCTGCCCAGCCCGATAGGTTTGCAATATTATTGACTTCGATCTCGTCCTCGAGCATCGGTGAACCGTCTTCCTTGATTGTCTGCCTTTGATTAACCGGCAGACAACCCCAGTTGTAAATATCTGATTTTATGGGCAAAGATTTTTTTTGCTTGATCAGCTTATCTACATTTTGGCGTAGATAGGAATGCAGTTCTGCATTTGACTTAAAAGAAGGTAGTTCTATTCTCATTTCTGAATAGGTTTATTTGATTTAATTTGCCTTAATTTATTTTCAATAGCCTTTTTAAGATCAATATTCTCGGTCTGGTTAGCTGCTTTTTCAAGTAGTTTTATATCTTGCTCTTTAATTAATGGCCTTAACATCTGCGTTTGCTTTAGTAAAATTGGTATCTAAATATTCATTCACCTCTAGTAAAGGTACTCCGTTTTTAATTAAATTTACAAATGTAGCCGCATTTTTAGATTTTGTTTCAGCTCTGTCTTTCTCAAACACCTGCATAAACGGCATATGATCCCAAGACATAACTAATCTTTTACCTGTTTTTAAATATCCGAATCGAGATGAAAGCTCGTTCATTAATTCATCTGCCGCCGGTTGCAACGTATACCCGACATGAGCCCCTCTTGCTTTTTCTTGATTCTCGTACGTACCGGAAGCGTAAGCCTCGAGTACATCACGGGGTATATTATAGGCCGTACCGATCAGGAAAAAAGCAGCTAAATATTTTTCATTCAGTTTTAAAGCTCCCATATTTTCAACAAATCTTTTAATGTCAACCATCGTTTTGACGGCCTGGACTGATTTCCTCGGATTGTCGATAATACTTTCAGCATCCTTTTGCTCTTCTTTGCTTAACGGCATTTGTGTTACATTGTTTGGGTCTGAGGCTCCTGCTACTAAAAACTTGCCAGAATACCTAATGTTTATATTTTCGGAATCAAGTGAGGCCTCCGAATTTGCAATGATCTTATATAGTGAATCAATTCTGCTGTTAGACTTGAACCAGTTACCGACCCCGTTAGTAAGATCGCTGAATATCATTACTTTCCTTAACGGGATATTGATCGTCTCTCCGTCTGAATACCTGTAAGTCAAAATCGTATCAAATAATTCGTTTTCGGCTGCCTTTGAAAAAACCAACTTATCGGCCTTCCTTTGAAGACTTAAAGGAAATTCAAGTTTTTGATTTTCAAGCATATAAATTTTATTGCTTTCTCGTTCTACAATGTTACTATCAAGATATACGTTTGAGGTTCCCATCATTTTCCAAAACATGAAATCCCATTTTAGCTGAGCTTCATTTTGGAACGGGTTCGGGTTTGATAACAAGTCTAGTGCCGGGTCGGCTCCAATATCCTTGCCGTCTTTATAGGCATAGACCTTGCCCATTGCAAATAAATCGCACTGTAAACAAAATACTTTTAATAGCGCCGGGTTAGAAAAAACAACTTGAAGCTTACGAATATCATCCGTATAGTTATTAAACATCGGTGTTGCCGACCAAAGATTGAACGGCATAAAGCCATCCCATTTTCGGGAAAACCAATTGGAGACAGAGTTGAACCAGTTCAATAGCTTTTAGTTTTTGTAAATATATAACTTTTTTAAATAGTTTTAATAATTCCTTGTGATCTTAGAAATTCGGCAACGTATCGAACCGGGTCGCCACAGATATGATCATTACCGTCTTCCGGTTCTTCCTGCACAACGCCATAGTTATCTACCTTGCGTGAATAGTTTTCTTGCTCATATCTTAAATTATGCGAAGATGCAGTAAAATATACCTTCATTCCTAATAAAAGTGAAATGCCGTCACGCTTTGACCCGTCACCTTTTGTGGCTGCGATTGAGTAATCGTACCCGGCACGCCTTAAGGCTTTAATTTTTAACGGCCTGTTATTATCACAAACTATGACCGTTTCGGTACTGATATTAAATTTATTAAATAGCCAAGTAACTAAACCTTCATCGCTCCCGTCTATTTGGGCACGCTCGGTTAAGGTTAGTTTTTCACGCCATTTGTTCTCACTATCGTAATTAAGTTCGTGTAAATAAAGGCCACCATCATAGTATTTTATCTCCAATATTCCCCACGGGTCTGATGTACCCCAGTCAATCCCGATATATCTAGTTGCGATCAACTCGTGATATTCATGATCAGGAATTTCAGTCCATCTAAAAATCCTGTTCGGTCTTTCGCCTTTAATTCCAAGTCCGTAAACATCCCAGTTAAACTCATCTGCTGTGTTTTTACGATCATTTTCTCTGCATCGTGATAATTCCTTAATCTGCCTTTCGGTAAAAAATAGCTTATTTTCAATCACATCATAGGTGCGGGCATCTTCTTTGGCAATAATACCAGAAACGACTATTTCGCATCTTGAAATTGTTTGATAGGATAAAATCTTTATTCGTTGCTCTGGAGGGCAAAACGGATTCATTCTAAACGTGCTATAAATTGTTTTACAATTATCTGCTTTGCCCAAGTCCTCAGACCAATGGTTTTGTCTCGGGTTTAAATCAATAATTACAAAGTCTTTGCACCTCATATCTAATTGATTAAAGGTGTCGATTTGAATATTGTAAGGCTCATTGAACCAAAGTACATCGCAATGATAGCCGTGTATTTTAACAGGATCGTCAGTGCCTTCGATATGAATCGAAGATCCGTTTGGAAATTTAAAAATGCTTTCTGTTATATTTAAAACAACCCGGTCATACATGGGCATTGATATGAATGCTTTTTTCATGTCCTCGAAAACTGTCTGCTTACAAATTTGCTTCGTGTCTCTAAAAACAGATAGCTTTTTGTTTGGGTTCTGGATTGCGTAAAGATAAAAACATTGAATGATCGAAAACGTCTTACTACTTCTACTGCTCCCCTGGTTCCTTAAGTATCGGTATTTCCTTGACCCATCTTGATTAACTTCGAGTATTGCTTCCCAGTTCTCTTGAAAAATTATAGTTGCCTGCATTAAAACAAAATTACTAAATTTACTTTATGCTTATAAACATTCTGATTCGTACTTCGTACCGTCCTGCTGGATTTGCTCGCTGTTTGGCATCCGTGCAAAACCAAAGCTATAAAAATATTCGCATATTAGTATCCTACGACAATTGGAACGCTTTAAAATATATCCCAGAGGGTATTGAAAAGATCAAAGTTTTGCGAGGATCAGGTACTTACTTTTATGATTCCTATTGCAATGAGCTAAAAAATCAGGTAAACGAAGGTTACTTCCTGTTCATTGATGATGATGATTATTTAGCCAATCCCGAAATAATATCTATGTTAATACCTTACTTATCTCAAGATTCCGGGCTGCTGGTTCAGCTAAAAAGAGGCTCAACAATTAGACCAGAATCGGGCTTGATTGAAAGCGGTAAAATAGGGATGCCATGTTTAATCCTGCACCATTCACACAAGGATTTAGCTAATATACCACCAACCGGGCAAGGTGATTATCATTGGATTCTGCAAGTTTCTAATCTGATCGAGTTGCGATTCGTGCCTTTAATTGTTGTGCATTCTGATAGGAGGGGTAACGGGAAGCAGGAAAGACCCGTTCGATAGGTTAATGCTTCCGTACACAGTTCCGCATAATGTCTCGTGCATAAAGCTAAAGCACCTCCTGAAATTATCGTGCTGTCTTTTAGCTAACTCGAACGGGTAAGGGCAAATTCGATTCATTTCTTGAACAGTTTACCAATTTTATAAAATAGTCTGCCAAACCAACTCCGTTTTATTACTTCCGGTGCCGGGTATAGGCCGTATTTGTGCTGCATCTTTGCGAACATTCTTGCTGCGATCTCGCCATGCAGGGCTGATAATCCGCTCTTGACTTCCTCATAAGCGGTGTATTTTTTGCGATTATGAATAAAATTTATAATTACAAAAACACACCCAATCTTTGCGATATTGCCCTTGCAGACTCTCGAAACTGTTATTTTACAGGCCATACATTATATTTTCAGGGTTACGATTTAATTCATGCAATCCGTGGGAATGGCAATAAGCTCTGAACAGCCGCTCAGACAGCATATCGCTATTCCACTCGATACATAACAATTGGCAGCCAACAGCCCTTAAGTCTATTTGTTGAAGAATTACCCAGTCCATGCCCTCAGCATCAATCGAGATAAAGTCAAATTTGCGACCCTCGAACCAATCAAAACGATGCATTTGGGCAGTTACATTTTTAAACTCAACGCCTCTTTTTTGCCACCGTTGCATTTCTTTCACTTCGGTAGTTGAAACCAATCCTCTGTCATGACCGTTTTTAATATGAGCCCCCGATTCGTAAAACTTAATTACTTCGGTTTTTGAGCTAATACCAAAATTAAAACATTCCACATTCTTTTTGTTCTTATGGAATTCATCTAGTAGATCAAAGGTAGAACCGGGTTCTAACAATGTGGCTTTCCATCCGTTTTGAATTAGTAGTTTAGAATTGCTGAGCGTCTGCCCGTCATTGGCTCCTACTTCTAAGAGGCTTCCTTTAAAATCACCAAAGTATTCTAAGGCAATTAAATCTTCTTTGTTTTGGCTATAGGTGTTCATAATATGCAATCCCGAATATGTTAATGATTTCATCAGGTGAAATAAATTCATGAATAGCCTTTTGGCAGCCCGATAATAAATAATCGTCAATAATTAAAATGCCTCCCTTTATTAATTTCGGAAAGAAATATTCCATACAAACTTTGGTAGACGAGTAAAGATCACCGTCAAGTCTTAATAGGGCAATATCAGGCATAGGATAATTTGGTACTGTATTCTCGAACCAGCCCTCGACTAGAATTAAATTATCTGTTTTTAATCCCCATCGCTTAAAATTTGAAAATACAACTTCTTTTGAATGAGAAGATATTCCGCTTGATTCTAAAAGGCCATGTTTGCTTTCATCTTTTTTACCTATCCCCGGTTGTTCAGCATCGTTTTCACCAGCAAACGGGATTCCCTGAAAACTATCAAACCCGTAGATTATTCTTTCGGTTTCGTTATCCTGTAAACATTCCTGCATTGCGCCAATCTGACTGCCGGATGCCACACCGCATTCAACAAATACACCCGGCAGTAAAAGCAATCGTTTTGCACAATCATAAGTGAATTGAAGGGTTTCCTGAGTCGAGTAATGAGGATTTACTTTCATAACCCCTGCGCTTTAATTATTATTGAATCATTTAAAACCTCGTCAAACACTCCGCCGTATTGTAGCCACCTTTGACCTGATTCGTATTTCATGCCTAAATCATTGGCTATGATAGAACCGCAGGACATGTCGTGGCGGTGCCCCTTGCATCTTTCATCTGAGCTTTGTGAATGATCTTCATTTGTCCAAGCACCTTTAAACATCCCAGCATCCATAGAATGAGCCCATGTCGTAAAAAAATGATTAGGAATCTCAGAGTTAATTTTCAACCCTAAGAACCCAGCATTCCCGTAACACGTCATTTTCATTGCCTGGTCTCTACTGATTCCAAAGTACGCCAATGTATTATCATTTGTCCAAGTCCCGGCAAGGTGCCCGGCTTCTTGCATAATATAGCCCTGCTGATCTATTTTATCGAATATCGGTTTAGTGTTCTTGATTGCAAAACAAGAGCTATCAAGCCAAAGAATATGAGTATAGCCTCGCCTGATTGCCTCGTACCATGCATATATTTTAAACGCATACGGGTTTTCTGAGTGCAGGGGAGCACCGATTGACTGCTCTCCGACAAAGGCTAAAAAGTCTCCATCAAAGTTATTTCGCAATGATTCTGATAGTCTTGCCAGTGACTTAACATAGTTCCCTCTCGAGTTAGCAAATGATATGATACACTTTTTCATTTCTTTGTTACGTATCTGTAGTGATAAATATTGCCCGGTACTATTGCCTCACTCTTTAGCAACGGTAATAATCTTCTACTGTAGCCGTGATCTTCGGCATAGCTTATTTCTGGGAACATAGCTTTTAAGGCTATTGTCCTACGAACCGGGCTGATATGGTTCGGGGTTCGGTAATAAATCCCGTTCTTTTCAAACCAAGTTAAATTCTTTTTAGAAATATGCCACTGCTTTTGTTTTAAGCTATTTGTTGTTATTATCCCAGAAATTCCGATACAGTCAGTTTCTTGCTGACAGGCTACCAATATTTTATGAACATAATCCGAGCTGATCAGATCATCATCATCAATAAAAACAATATACTCCCCGTAGGCACGGCTTAGTAATTTATTCCGTTTTACCCCAATATTATACTCCATCGAATTGTCAAACAATACTTCTACCTGATTTAAAAACCCGTTAGCGTGCGCAATGGATTGAGCGTGCTGAATTGCGACCATTAGATCGTCAAACATTTCTATGCGAGCCGGCATAGTTGCGATTAGGATTGATAGTTTTAATGCCATTTTATATCCTTGAATTGAATTAACGGGTTCTCTATTCCGAAATTATCAACTAGCCTTCGAGTGATAACCTCTTTGCCCTGCTTATAAGTAGAATCATTCTTGACACTAATTAGGTCTTTTTTTGACTTTCCGGTGCTGTAATGTCTATGTTCGAACAATAGCGGAACCTTTATAACCCTGCCAAGCATCATCCCGACTGCTGTCATTTCAACATCTGATTCCATGTGCAAATAATCCGGATGGTAGACATACCCAAATCTATTGTAATAAGCACGATCCATAATCGGAAGGGTAATCAAAGTCTTTTGAATTCCGTCCGGAGTTTTAACTAAT